TGATGCGTGAAGAGAAGATAGTCATGGGGTCTGGTCGTCGAAGCGTTGACTATTAGGTCTTATGGGGTTGGTTCTGCGTGAACCAATCCCTCGGTCTTTTAACTGCCAGGAAGAACCGAGTTGATTTCCAGGGTAAACTTGGGGACGTATGTGGGGTGGTGTTACCTACAGACGTTTGCACTAAACACATCGTCCACTCCCAGCTTAACGGCAACAATGGTGAGTGGACTAACACGGACGATTTGGATAACGCTCTTAAACAACTGGAGGGGGTTAATCTAGACTTGTCCTTCGGGGATTTTCCTCCGTTGAGCAAAACTCAGAACCAGGGCAGAGTTTCTAAGGCTCATCACCACCAAAAGAAGGTTAATGGTGGGAGGAACGATCCAGATGATCAAACTAGACGTGTGAATGCTCAGAATGCCGCTCGGCGTGTCAATACCAAAGAGGTTAAACCAAAGAACACTACCGAGATTGATGCTGGCAAGAGAGAACGTCCCGTTCAGAAATTGATCATGATGCCAAAACCATTAACCGATTCAACCGGTGTCACTCGCCATGTTTGTGGTTGGGATGGAAAACAAGCTTACAAGGATCATAATGGAGAGAGATGCATTGGGCTCAGTGATGGGGCAATGGCAATCTCATGTCATGAAGATGCTAGTTTTAATCTCGTCAAACGCCATGGTACCGGTTGGATTGAGCGATACACTGTGCCGAATGAAAGTGATGATTTGAACCAGTTAGTATACCTTTCATCAGCATGGGACGTTATGTGGGTGCGGGGTAATTTTGTTCATGAGGGGTTAAGTTTTACTGAGCGGTCGTATGTGGTATTTACGCCCGCTTTACAACTCCTTAAAACCAAATTTTCGTCACGCCAGATTACAGAATCGCTTGTTAATGGTTTTACAGCTGCATTGACCAGAGAGTTTTCACTCGGGGAGTATGACCCTTTATTGCTGCAAACTGTACAATATTACGTGCACAGCTCTCATAAGCTAAATTATGAACTGAGTCCCACCAATGTTTGCAAAACCAAAGTGGTCGTGAAAGATCGTGTGGAGGAGAAGTATCTTTCCGTTTTAAAAATTCAACGCACTAACGACGAGATTGTTCGTTTTAACAGCGTTGATTGTGAAGTGGTTGATGCTTATCCTGGTCGCACTGATTGTTTGATTACCCTCAAGGTCAAAGGGGAAGAAGAACCTAAGTATTGGACAGGTAGGAATGGGAGTTGTTACCAAGAAGGGGATCAGTCCTCATACCCGGCATTCAAAACACAGGAAAAGGATGCTAATGACTTCAAATACTATCGGTCTCAGTTTTGTTCTTTTGATGGTGATGGTGTTAAACCTTTTGTTACATATTCCGTGAACGCTCGTAACGCTTGCAAAGCATTGAAACGTATGGCAGGTGCTCGCGAGACTCAGGAGTATGACCATTATCTGACTTCCCTTCAGTATGCGGCGTTTGGTGAAGTGATTTCCAGGTTATTTGGAGCTGACAACTTTTTCCAAGAGAATGTGATGTTCTTTGATGTTGGCCGTTTAACTTGTGAGATCCGGCAGAATCATTTCACCAAATTCAAAGTTGGACCACAGAAGTGGGATATTATTGAGGTGGATGGTGAGTGTGTTGGTAGGGACACCTACGTCACTCCTTACGGGGTGAGATGTCTATCACACTATACTCAGCCATTCGTCGACACTGGTATTCCTGCTCAGCGACAGAAGATGTCAACCTTGTACCGCTCACCTAGTGCTTGGGAACTCTTGAGTACCGAGGGATTGGGCGCGTTGACCACTTCTGTCATTGTTGAACCACACCTACGCTCTTGGGTTAATGTTCATGATGATCTGCCACGGTACAAAGGAACGGTGGAGGAAATGAACATGATTCATCAGCAGATGGCCAAAGGTTTCCAGCAATTGTTGGATCATCATTGTTTTGAGAAGATCGAAGACTACAAGAATACTCATCCAGACTGGATTTATCTGGCCGGATGGGAACGTTTTCTCACAATGATGGACTGTGAATCAGATCGTAAGTGGCATGCTGCAATTGCTCATGTTAAGAAAGCAATTCGCGCAATGTATGTCGATGAACAATTAGTGCACACACCAACTGAAATAATGGTGAAAACTGTTAATGCCAAAGTGAAGAAGGAATTCGCAAAATTTGGTAAGGTGCCACGGTTGTTTGTGACTTATGAGGCTGGTTGCATGTTCGCCAATGAGTTGCCTGAGTATTCGAAAGTGTGCTTGGATGGGAACTATTGGAATGTGGTGAATGGCGTGAAGACCAATGTCTCCATTTTCGCTAAACCTGGGGGGGCTAAGTTAAAACATGTGTTGAGTGAAGCCATTGCGAGTATGGGCCGCAGAAATTATCTCAACGTGTTAATCTACTCAGATGATAGTGTGTGGAGTGGCAACATTAACGGTGTTGACTTTGCATTCAATGTGGATATTTCTTCATGCGATTCAGG